AGATGTAAAGTTTCTCCAGAAACATTCGTAAAATCTACAGGAGTCACAAGACCGAAACCATCAGCGGTCTTATACAAAGTCCAAACACCAGACCCCACGGAACGATCATAAACAAACGTCGTAGTGGGACGAGTCGCACGAGTACCACCGTCATACTTGCGTGTCGCAGAATCATACTGCTCCACAGTCGAATCATAAGTAGGGATATCCACAGCATCATCGCCGCTAGGCAAACTAAGGTACACACGACCATTCGCATAACCCAAACTAATAGCGTCCTTAGCCTGATCGTTCACCTCAGAATCGATATTCAACGGACGCAGATTCTCGTACAAATCCTTGATGCCCTTACCATCATAAAAGTAAACGCCATCATTGTTTGAATAAAAATACACTCCACCATCACCCAAAGTAACAGTAGCCTGAGAGACAGCACCCACCTTGCTGGTCAGTTCCACCAACTGAAAAGTGTCCTCACTGTAGCCAAAGATTGCCCACACTGAACGTTCCTTGAACACCAGAAGGTGACCACTAAAAGGGACAATGGCGGTGATCTTCGCACCACCAGCAGGAATATCGATATAGTCGTCCTGACGCCAAGACTCAGGGAACAAAGGATGGCTGAAGCGGATACGGTTCGGATAACTGCTGGCTCCCTCCGTTGTCCCAGCAACCCACAAGCGATTCACGTGCGTCGTCGTATGCTCCGACTTAGGAGCATGAGTACCAGTGGGGCTAGTCAGATCATCCTGCCACTCCGTAACACCAGCAACACCACCACTAGCCGTAAGGTTCGTGGTGGTGGAACCATTCCACTTAGTCATCTGATAACTGGAGCCACGGGCAATATACACTAGACTGCTGGAGGTGGTATCCCACGAGGCGTAACTGGCGCCGAACTCATTGTTCGTCGTCAAAGACAAATTGGTGAAGTTGCCGCCCGTAGAATGATAGACACCATCATTCGTGGACAACAGAAGGTATCGTGTGGGGGCGTTCCAAGCCCACAACTTGTTCGGGTAGAAAGCGCCAGCGGCGAAGCCGTTGATCGCACTCGAATTGATTCTAGAGAAACCCCAACGTGAAGAAACGCCACCCTTGGCGTTCAGGTCTACGTTCAGCAAATCGCCAGATTGATTCTTGGCGAGGCGGAATACGTTGGCGTCAAGATTCAACCCACCCGTAAAGTCGTCTACACGAATAGAGTTTATCACGGCAAACTAGTCCAATCAGTACCCTTCCAGCGGCGCATCCGAGGACCGCCAGCGAACACGGTCGGACTAGCGCTAGGCGGTCTAGTCAAATCCTTCCTCGCCAAAGCAATAGCATCCATGAAGGAACGCTCGAACTGTGCCGCCGTATTGCCCTCTTCCTGCGCCAAATACACTCGGGACACCACATAGTAAACCAGCGGGATATCAAACGCATCAGGACCGTCCACGACCGTATTGTCGGTTACCCAATCCGTAGGAGTGCGGTAACCACGAACAGTCAATTGGATAGGATCAACGGGCGTCGGAAACAGATGGATCTCATCAGCCCACATAGAGTAAAACAGAGGCTGACCCAACACAGGGTTGGGTCCAAGAAACTGTTCCTCAGCCACATCATAGGCAATATAAGACAGTCGTGCGTTATCGGGATCAACAATAGAAATGACCTCACGGATATCGTCGGTCGTAAAGTCGTTGATCGTGTACGACTGTTGGTCCACTGTGGTGGTCATCGTGAAAGAAACTTCAAGGAAGTTCCATCGACGTTCCAAGTCGATGATACGATTGTAGCCGTCACGCAAATACAAACTCAGGATGGCGTCCGACACGTCGGTCGCATCCATCTCAATAATCCCACGGACAGCAGTAAGAATGTCAGATCGTGTCATTCGTGCTTGCGCCATCTGACTCCTCCTTAGTTTCTACAGAAACACGCTTCGAGGAACGCAGATGCCCCATACACAATTCTGTGCCTTTGGCTCGCATACCCTCGCAGGTGTCCTCGTTGGCGGAACACTTATTGCCACGCCCAATATACGGCGCAGAGGCAGCCGCTAAGGCTGCCCCCGCTACCGCACTCAAACGATAGTTTCCCACAGGCGCACCATATAGTGCGTGTGCTGGAATAGACTTGGATTCACTCATACTAATGGTGAATCGTTCGCCTAGTCACTTCGTGTTGGGAATCCGCTTCTTTTCCGCAGGCTTACGCATACCCGCACGAGACGCATAAGCCGCAGACTTGCTGCTGCTCTTCTTCGTGCCACTAGCCGAAGGAGCGCTCGGACCGTACCCAGCCAACTTCTTGCCAGTGGTCTTAGTTACAGCATCCTTCAAACCAGCCTGACGGCGACCAGCGGCAGCAGAGCGCCCCTTGCCAGAAACATCAGTCGCACGGAGATTATCCGCAAACTTCTTGAAGTCTCCAGCAGCCTTAGCCTTCGCCGCACCCTCACGGGCATCAGCCGAACGATAGGTCATCTTGGTCTTTTTCTTGCCGCCGCTAATGGGATCTTTCATTTTGTATTCCTTATCAGTCTAAAGTTTGTTGGTTTTTTTTATTGTAGCGGGGGACCGCCCACAAGGAGCGGTCCCCCAACCAACAATTATCAGGCAGTCTTAGCCGTCAACTTGCCCTGCTTCGCACGGTTGCGACAGGTCAAGTTACCGTAGCACATGATGAGCGCATAGCGAGCATCAAGGTTTTCGGGGCGGACGAACTCGGTCTGCGAGAACCACTTGCCCGAGTGACCAACCAACGTCAGATACTTGCTGTTGATGAAGAACATATTCCCAGCGGGAGCATGAGCATCGTAGGTCACGGGAGCAGCCTTGAACAGCAGGTTCTGGAAGCCCGCATCAGCGGTCTTCGTGTCGGTGTAGCGGAGTTGCGGCGTAAGCAGCGACTCGTACTTCTCGAACAGGGTCTGGGTGGTGAGGACCATATCGGGATGGTCGTTACCCACAGAGACGCTGTTGTAAGCCGTGGACATCTGAGCGAGGGTCAAAGCACCAGCGGTGTTTTCCTCGTACGAACGCCACCAGTTGTTGCCTTCACCAGTAGCCGAGTTGATTCCACCGAGGGTGTTGCCCGACTCAATGATGTTGCCCAGACCGTTCCAGTTCTTGCCCGAGTTACCCGTGCCGTCACCGAAGAACATCTGGTTGAATCCCTCACGCATCGACTCTTCAGCCTGCATGACCTTGGCTTCCAACAGGTTGAGGATAGCAGCCTCACCGTTGTTCTTCGCCTCTTCGATTCCCGAGATGGCGATCGAAGCAGCGTACTGCTTCCAATCGTACTCGGCAGCCGAGATGCCCTCTTGGGCGGTCAGCGAGATGGTGTCGTAACCCGAGTACGAACCGACGGTGCTGTTCTGACCGTAGATCAAAGGCTCCACGATCTTCGTGCCACCATCCAGCATACGGATGCGACCCTTGTCCATCAAGTGAAAGGTCAGCGGACGAGCCGTGAAGATGTTGTCGGTGAGTTGGTCACGATAGTTGGCAAGCGTAGTAGCAAGCAACGTATCAAAATTAGCGTTTCCAGCAGGCATTTTGTTTTCTCCAATATTGTGAAAGGTTTGTGTTTACATCCCCATCTGTCGTTTAGCAGCAAGCCAAGCATCTGCCACAGATGAGATACGACCCGCAGGTTCAGCAGTAGCACCATTGGCGGACGCACCTCCCGCCACAAAAGCAGCGTTCCGTTTAGCGTCCACGATTCCCTGCTCCCGCTGTGTAGCAATCTGATTCGCCTGACGGTAGGTGGCAACTTCCTGTGCGAGACGGTCGAAAGCAATTTGCTTGTAGACCGCCTCTAGGTTGTCGCTACCAATACGCAAAGCGTGTTGGATTACTTCGGCAGCATTGAAATCTTGGTACTGGCTACTAAGCCTATTGATCTCTTTCTCCAAAGCGACTTGTGCCTGAGCCTGCTCGAAGGACTGAACCTTCTGATTCAACTCCCACACCTGTCGTTCCAGAGGGTCTGCGAACTCTGGCTCGGCAGGAATCTGGTTGGCAGGCTGACCTGCTCCATAATGGCGACCCAACAGTTCCAAAGTACCTGCTGGATCTGATTCCAAAGCCTGAGCAATAGTTTGCGCAAACTGTAGGCTTTCTCGCTGGGCGGCAAGTTCCTGTGTCTTGCGGGTATAATCCGCTTGACGCTGGTAACCACTCAGGGCTTCCTTGACGGGAACGTCCAGTTCTTCGCCATCAACCTTGACTTTCACATACCGATCGGCAATGTCGTCAACATTGACATACTCATAACTGGGCGCAGTCTCAGTCGCCTGCCCAACTTCCGTTGCTTCCACTTGTCCCGTAGCGGGGGCGGATTCAATGGCTTCTATGTTATCCACTAGATTTCTCCAATACTAGAGTCCTAAAACGGTTGCTCTACTTATAGACTTAGCGTTCTTTTAGATCCCCATAGGCGGCATAGCGCCCATCTC